TGTTATGGAAATTAATTTGGGAACAGAGAATCAAAAGCCATTGGCTAATTTTAGTAATGTTTTCATTTATAAACCAGCTAGTTTTAGATTACTAGGGCCGGTAAATGTTCCAAGTGATCAAAGTGTTGGTGGATCTAATGACGTAAGAGATGGGAAAAGTTTTACAAACTGGGCGCTTGGCTATCCAACAGATGTTAGAGATCCATTCACATTTGTTCATCATATAAAAAATAAAGACGTAAGAAAAATTAGAATCAGTTTAATTATTGAAGCTCTCAGCGATACAGTTGATAAAGGTTCTGCTCCTGGTGAATCTGGCGATCTGGGTATGCAAAAACCAACAACAGTTGTTATCGCTGTTACACACGGTATCGAAGGTACAAGAAAAGTCACAACAAAAGAATATCCTATTACTGGAACAGTAACTTCTCCTTACGCTTACATGTTAGGTGAACCAGTTTCGCAATCAACTAGAATAGGTTCTGGAGCAGTGACTTCAAGCGGAGGAGCGACCACAACTACAAGCGCAACTCCAAGTTCTGGGGGTGCATCACCTAGACTACCTGGTTTAACCGCAGGTCAAATAGAAGCCGCTCAACCCTCGGTGCCTATAAATCAACCATAATTATAAATTTATAATGCCATTAGAAAAAACATATCAAGAGCTTTTGGCCTCAAAGATAAACCCAAGAAACCCTTCTGCGGTTTTACCTGTTATTTATAATTTAAGAAAAAAGTCTTTTGAGCCTTACGTTCCTACAGCAACAAATAGAATTATATTTTCTCCTGGTGTTGTGGGGGATGGAGCAACTGCGGTATTTGATGTTATTAGTCCTACAAGTTATACGAGAAGTCAAACTATTACTTTGTCTGGCACGGCAACTTATATATTAACAGATGGTACTACGTCTTATACAAAAGCAGCTACTAGTATAGTAGCTCAAATAGATGTTGGAATAACAAATGAAAATAGAAATTTAATTGGATATCAGCAAAGAGTTTTAGCTTCTGAAATAGGAGACAATGGAGTATTTTCTTTTACAATTTCAAGTGAAATTATGGAGAAATTAAGTATCGGCACTCATTATGTTTATATTGATGCCGCTTCTCCTGATAATGCGCCAGTTAGACTTTCTGCAAGCAGCACGCCTTCAAATCCAACTGATCCACTTTACTATACAAGAACCTTTACAATAACAGCATAAATTTTATTATATATAAATGGAACCGAACTCTACAGATCCAGATGAAGGCACAAGCAGCAGTGTTGATACCAATGTGGTTTCTCAGGCAACTTTACGCAATTCAAATGAAATTGAATTATTGCCTTCTGAAAATGGCAGAGACAGGTATGTTATAGTAGAAAAAAGAACTGCTGAAACAATTTCTCCTTTAGTAAAAAAAGAGGTCGTATTAGATGGTATTTACGAAGTAATAGATAGAAACTTTTCATATCCATATGTAGCTCACGTTGGTATGAAATTTGATTCAAGAACATTTGGTAACATGCCAAATAGAGAGTTTGATGTGAAAATGAAGAAGGTAAAAGTGCCTTCTAATTATTTTCCTATTGGTGGAGATGGTTTAGACAGAAGATATGTCTTTGCCAATCCAGATTATCCAGCAAACCCAAATAGTCTTGACGTTATATTCATGGTTGATCAAAACATGAATGCTCAAACTAAAGCTTTGATAAGAAGAAATTTGCAAGAAATGATCTTCAAATTAGTTGCTGGATATACTAATATAAGATTTTCTATATGGCAAACGGCTGCATCGGGAACTAATACGGTCGTAAATCAAGCAACCAATGAAACTATAGTTGGATTTACATATTATAATACGGCCTCGTTTGCAGAAATGGAAACTCCAGATTCTGCTGGAGCAAATCAAACAAATTTATTTAAACAATTAGACACTGCTCTAAGCACAGCCCAATTAAGTCCAGCAACAAATCCTTCCGAAACTAATATTGCCAATTTCTTTTTAAGAAAAAGTCAATTCAGTATAACTGATGAAGTAGGCAAGCTGTCAGAAGAAACCGTTCTTCAAAATCTTTGGAAAAATACAGTAAGAAAAGTCGTTTATTTTTCTGGATCAACTCCAGAAACGATGAGTTCCGAAACTTATCAAATTCTCTTGAACAGGGCAAGAGAAGCTGGAATTCAATTGTATTATTTAAATACAGACCCTGATCGTTCTGGGACAAGAACTCTCAGAGAACTCGCAGAAGACACTGGTGGTGCAAAATTTAATTTACTTTACGATTCTGATTCAAAACTACAACAGTTTTGCAATACAAACTTTTACGACAGTAATAAAATTTATTACGGAGATTGGGACGGTACTTTTAAAATTGCTTGGACAGATAATCCCGCATGGATTTTGTATGATATAATTACAGACTTTAATTATGGTTTGGGCAATTATATTGATTCCTCTTCTGTTGATAAATGGACTTTGTATGATATTGGTAGATACTGTGACGCTGTAGATGATGATGGCAGATTTAGAGGCGTGCCTGATGGTAAAGGAGGTCTTGAGCCAAGATATACATGTAATATTATTTTCTATAATAAAGATGAAGCCTATAATGTATTAAAAGATATCGCAGCAATATTTAAAGGAATTATCTATTGGAATACAGAAGGCTTTTCTTTCTTCGCTGACAAGAAAAAAGAGCCATTGGTTTATTTTGCAAATACTAACGTTAAAGATGGTTTATTTAGCTATTCTGAAACCGCAAAGAATAAAAGATATACTAGTGTAGAGGTAACTTATAATGACAAATTTGATAATTATAAAACTAAAGTCGAATTTGTCGAAGACGTTGACGGAATTTTAAATTATGGTTTGAATCCTTATAAAATAAATGCGGCTGGATGCACTTCACGATCAGAAGCTAGAAGAATAGGAAGATATGCATTAACAAGCTCTATATACGAGACAGATACAGTTACCTTCACTGCTGGATTAGAAGGCGCGTATTTACAACCTGGCGATGTATTTGGTATCAGCGATGAAATAAGAAACGTTGGCAGATCATTTGGTAGAATATTAGAAGTCAATGAAACAGCTAAAACAATTAAAATTGATGGTGAGTTCAACACTGGTTTAGACTCTGGAGTTTACATCCATGTGCCATCTGGTAATTTTTCTCTCTCCGATTTAAATTCTTTAACTGGAAGTGACGGTGGATTTACCGGAACTCTTGAACAAATTAGAGCCAGAAGACAAAAACAAACTAGAAAGTTTAATATTCATACGGTCACAGACGACACATATGGGGCCACTTTAACTTTAACTGGAGATTTCTTATTAAAATCAGGTATATTTGATGTTTATGCGCTTGAAAATAGAACTACAGGAGCTTCTTCAACGTACACGGGTATAACAACATTAACTGGTGTAGTTTATAACTTTCCTCCGCATACCGTTGTAAATGGAAATCCAAGGTGGGATACTTTGACTTTCTCTGGCATTTCTGGAGTGCTTTCTAATCTTGAAATAGATATTGATTTTTCTGGAGACGCTGGGACTGGATTATTAATATCTGCCTCAACCCCAAGTTGGGAAGGAATTATAACTGGTTTTAATAATATTAATTCAGACAGTGGAGATTTTGCTTGGACTGTCGCATCTGAAGGAAGATTAGAGTCTTATAACTCAGCTGTTATTTATAGATACAATAGTGGAGGCGCTTATGAGGCGTCTAACTTATTAGGCAATATTAATAGCATATGGTCTAACCCTGTTTATACTAACGCAAGTACTGGAGATGTTGTTATTGCTGTGTGGCCAAGTGGAACACTAGATTCTACAACTCCAAATGCAATATGGTCAACCGGATACGCAGCAACAGAAGTATTCAAATTGGGATTAGATACAAATACTAGCAAAGATAATTGCTTATATTGTGTCGCGCTAATTAAAGAAGGTTATCGTTTACTTGAAGCTGGTAGCAAAAGAGGTTTAGATTATCCTGGTATAAAATTTAATTATAGAGATTTGTTGGCTTATTCTAAGTTACGTCCATATTATACTTTTGTTCAAGCTGATTTCGGAAGCAGAGCAGAATCTATTTATGAAGATTGGAAATCTGGCAGAGATTATTCTGTTGGAAATATTGTAAAACATTATTCCGATACATATATCTGCACAAGATCTCATAAATCTTCTGAATATTTCAGCGAAGATTATTTAAATTCATTTACAAGGCAATGTGATATTGAAGCTGGAAATAAAAATATCGGATTAACAACTCAACATATCTCTGAGCTTGGTGGCGTTGCTGTTGGCATGTATGTAGCTGGTGCTGGAATTCCAGCAAATTCAAGAATAAATAGCATAACCGACGATCCAAGTAGCATTACTTTTCATATCGATAAAGATCCAACTGCTACGGCTAATAATGTAACAGTAACTTTTTCAAGCAGATTAGTGGGAGGCAACAGCTCATCTGCATCAAAATGGACTAGAGGAAATGAGGAAGGATATTATTCAGTTGGCTTGCCAAAAGATTTTTATGGTACAGGTAAAATTCCTTTAACAACACCTTTAACATCTAGTCTCGTATCTGGCGCATTTACTGCCCTCGGATTAGAAGTTTACGTTGGCACTGGAACTTTAGGACAATCGGATTTAAGATTATTACCAGAGTCTAACGGAATTGGATATAGTGGTTTAGTTTACGGCACTGGATACCCCAAAGGCGTTTATAGTTTAACTGTAGACACAAATCCTCAAAATTTAGATTTAATAAACGAAGGTTCTCTGTATGTTTTAAGCGGATCTGGAGTTGAACCAAAACTTTATAAAACTATTGCGAATAAAGAAGAAGAGGCTAACCAGTACGCTATTGTTGGCATAGAGTATTTAAACAATAAAGATGATTATATTGAAAAAGATATTTTAGATACCTCTCCAAGTTATTACGTTCAAGGGCCATACGATGTGGTTATAAAGCCTAATCCACCATCTGGAATACAAAGCATAAGTGGTATATCTGGAGCAACAAAATATACTGGTATTCAAGTGATATGGTCTGGAACAAACAGTCCAATTACCGGCTATAAAGTTTATGTTAGCAGGCCAGATTATTCAACAATAACAAATGAAACAGACGCGATTGTAGAAAGCTATACCATTCCTTCTGGAACGCATACATTAACCATTCCAATAACAGGTTCAGACGGTAATGATATTTGGGGCCAATATGATTTTAAAATATATTCGCAAGGCACAACATACAAATTACTTTGCACAGATCCGGTAGAAACTGGAATTGTTATGCTGCCTTCTGGTAATTTAAAGATTAACGGAACTAACGCATTAACTTCTACAATTCCAAGTGGATTTACAATTGATACAGCAGATCAAGACTCTGTAAAATATTCGATTGGTTATGCTGGTGGCACTTATACTGGAAATGGTAGAGGGAACTGGACTTCAAAAGATTTAGTTTTTAGATGGAAATACATTGATCCAACGGGCGGCAAAATGACAACTAAAGAGCAGATCTACGAAAATCCATTTGTTGATTTGCCTCAAAAAGTAACAGTACAGGTTTTAGATTCTGCTGGTCAAGTCTTAAAAGAAGAGAAGAATTATCAAGGGCTATCTTATAGAATAACACAAGCCGATAATGCTGCAATGTTTGATAGCTCGACTACTCCAGATTTTGTAGAGTACTCAAGAGAAATAGGATTAAGAGTTATTGTTACTGACAACACTAATTTGTCTAAAACAGGCACCTTCCAAGCAGTAAATCAATACCCTGGTTATTCTAAAATACAAGTCATAGACTCTTATCAAAACTCTCCATATTATATTCTATCTGGATATTATGGAAATAGAGGATTTACTGGATTGGCTGTTTGGAGTCCTGACGTAGCAAGTACAATTGGGGCTATAACAACAATTTCTGGTTCTGGGGTAAGAGATGCTGACGGTAATTTAATTAGAAGCGAAAGCGAAGATGTTCCATTAACATTCAGAGATATCTCTGGGGCATTTTCAACCGCTACATTCTACAATGGCACTGGATTAGCGGTAGGTACTAGAGCGGCGGTTTCAATTAATTTTAAAGGAACAGGCGAGCCTGATTATGAAAAATATGTTTATGCTTATGATGATTTAAAAGATCATTATGAAAAATATGTTGATAAATCAATTTCTGTATCACAATGGGGTGCGGATCACTATTCTTCCTTCGGTCAAAGTGAAGGAAGAGAAATTCCAACAAAGGAAGGAAATCCGCTAGGTATTTGTAACCTTCACGATATAAATCCAGCAACCCAGCCAAATAAAACAGGATTTTCTGGCATTGCATTCACAGTATTACCAGAAGACGTTTCAAAGGGTAAGATAATATTTAATTGCTTTAACGCCACTTCAAATAAAGATGTTTTCAGTGTTGATGTATATACTGGAGTTGGCTATACTGATATTATAAATCATACCGAAATGGAAGAAGGTAATTGGTACGAAATCGTTACTTTAGGCAGCAGCGTGAATTGGAGAACTATAGGTCATGATTCAAATACTCCAATATTAGGAAGCGAATTGGAATACAATGGAGAAACAATAGCTGGATCAAGTGCGACCGTAAAAAGAGTATTTAAACCTGATTTAGTTAATCATACTAATCTCTTTGGGGCGGTTTCTTTAACAGAAACAAGAAGTTATTTGAATGTGATTACTCTTGGAGAAAGATTGCCTACGGGACAATGGTTATACTTTAGATTCAGACCTTGGGACGACTATGGAGCAGGTTTTACTTCTAAAGTTGTAAGCGGATATTTAGAAAGAGAGCCAACAGAAGTTACATCTCCAATTGCAAATAGATATAACTTAGACGGAGGTAGAAATGAAAACGAACTTATCAGTATTCCTGGTAATACTCTAGTTAAAAACTATAAATACAGAATAGAGCAATTAGGCAATCCAGAAATAAACTGGGTCACAATTGGAGCAGATTCGGCTACTTTAAATTCTGAATTTATATATAACGGAGAAACTGTGTCTGGAGGTGGAACTACAATTGGTAAAGTTAAAAGAGTAGAAATTCCCTACGTTGTTCCAGAAAATCAAATAAATTCAACTAATCTTGTAACACCAAGAACAGATTCTTCGCTTGTATTGCCCACCGATATACAAGAAGGAAGCTCAATCATTCTGGTTAATAGAAGTCTTGAACATAACTTATACGTTGAAGACAGCAATGGAAATCAAATCTCTATAATCAGGCCCAATGAACGAGCCGAGATTATTAGAGATGATGTTGAATGGAGAGACGACAGAGGCTCCGTTCTATCGCTTGAGTAATTAGAATTTAATATCAAACACTGATTCGTCGATCTTGCTATCCACGCCTTTAACGTAAGAAGAAATCTCAGTCTCCTGTGGGGCGACTTGAATCTTCTTGCTATCATAGAAGCTATCTAACCATCCAGCAATAGGATTGCCCTTTGCGTTGTATAGCTTCTTGTATCCCATAGAAGTAAGACGATTATCAGCAAGCCACTCAACATAATGCTTGAGCGAATCAGCGGTGAGACCAATTAAACTACCCTTTGAGAAAAGGTAATCGGCCCAGTCTTTTTCTGCATCCACGGCCATACGATAAGCCTCGTAGATACGATCTTCATTCTTCTTAAAGATATCTTGGAAGCCTTCCTTTGGCTGATCACGGAGAATCTTCATGATGTTCTGAGTGATTGCAACGTGAAGGTTTTCGTCACGCGAAATTAAATTAATAATTTTAGCGTTTCCTTCCATCTTTCCGCGATATCCAAAGTAAAACGAGCAAGCGAATGAAACATAAAAAGTTACCCCTTCGGTGATCTGAGTTGAAAGGAGTGCATCGAAGATTTGCTGCCTTGGGTCATTGCTCTTGGTATTAAGCAAAGCGTCGTACTTATTGGAAATAAACTGCGCCCTCTTGACGATCTCCTTGTCATCTAAAATAGAGTCGAAGAACTTTGTAGCATCAGGATGGACGTTCTGCAAGATATATGTATAACTATTGCTATGAATAGTTTCAAAGAATGACCAAACATTCATGCAGATCTCAAGTTCTGGATTACTGACGTAATCAGAAAGAGAGTTAATGCTACGGGATAGCATTGAATCTGTCATAGTTTGGAAGCGAAGATTACTATCAAAAACAAACTTCTCTTCTGGAGATAGATTCTTATAATCAGCTGCATCCTTAGTAAGATTAACTTCCTGTGGTCTCCAGAAGAAATTAATCTGCTGATCGTAGAGATCATAGAACTTGGGATACTTTAAACGATCATATCTTTGGATCGCCAAATCTTCGCCAAGGAAGAGCGGTTGTTTAAGTGAGTCCACGTTTACAGTGTTGAGTACAGTTTTCATATTATTACATGTAGTTTCTACTGCGATCTTTTCGTCCTCCTGAGTGGTGAGGTCTATTAGTTCCTTGCCACATTTTCCATTCTTTAGTTGTAGGGGCTTTTAATTTCTTTTTTTGTTTTTCCGCCTCTAAAAGCCATACTGGTTTGTAAAGATCAAAAAGTTGATTAATATAGTTATCGTCAGCCGTTCTAGCTGATTCATAACCTTTATTGATAAGCCACTTTCGCTTTCGCGAAACACTGGCATTAGAGAGAAATTTATAGTCCATTTTTATAAGGTGCAAGCTCCACCAGCGCAGCCTTGGGTGTCGTCTTGCGGTTCTTCGGTTTTTGTTTCTTGTTTAATTTCTTGTTTTGTATGTAAAGCGGTTTGAGTGTCGCCGTCAAACGTATTTGTGTAGTAAAGATTTTTAATTCCGTACTTATAAGCCAGCATTAAGTCTCCAACAAGTTCTCCTTGGCTTGGAATTTTATTTTGATAACGAGTGGCGTTATAATAAAGATTAGTTGAAATACTCATGTCAACAAATTTTTGAAGAGCAGCGACTACCTTCAAATACCCCTGATTATTGGGCATTTCAAACGCGAGGGTATAATTATCCTTGTTATTTTTGATATGGGGGACCACAACTGGGATAACTCCAGCCTTTGAACGCTTATAAGAAATCAAAGAACGAGGAGGTTCAATCCCGTTAGTCGATGATTGAATAACAGAGCTAGACTCAACAGGCATCAAGGCAGTCAAGGTACTGTGACGCATACCGTGAGTTTTAATTTGCTTTCTAAGCTCTTCCCAATCACAGTGCAGTTTCTCAGTGACAAATTCATCAATATTCTTGCAATAAGTATCGATTGGCAGAATAGCTTTTGAGAACTTTGTTTCAGAAAACAAGGCGCATGGACCCTTTTCTTGAGCCATCTTAACTGAAGCCTTGATGAGATTATAACTCACAAGCTCCATGAT